GGTGTTAGTAGCTACGTGCATTAAAGGGTAGGTAGTTTCTACTAGGTCTACTTCGAAAATATCGCCTACAGTAGTAGTTTTTATAAATAAGTGCTTCGCTCCTATATCTCTAAATAAGTTATATAGCTGTTCTAGCGTTGCGTTTTTTACGTGTTGCCCTTTGTATAGTATTCCCATTATTTATTTTCTATATAGTTTAAGTCCTTTTGATATGCTATAAAATTAAAGCACTCGTCTACTGTTAATTCTAGCACGCTGTCAAATTTTAAAATATCGCCATTTGCTAGCGTGTATATTATATTGTACCACCCATATTTTTCGCTAAATTGCTCCTCATCTGACGCGTAGCTTTTCTCCTTTGTTTCCTGTTCAGCTTTTCCGAAAATTGTCGCGTAATGCTTAGATATTGAACGGCGATACTCAAAAAAAAAGCGGCTGCACCGTTAACCGTATCTACGCTTAGTTCTTCTTTAAATAACTTAGCCCTGTGTTTAGCTGTTTTAAAGTCGTATTCTTCTATTCTATATTTGTCGCCTTTACGTTTTGTTACAGGGCGGTATAGTATAGCCATAACTTCTGCCATAGTTTTCCAACCGTCGGCTAACTTGTTATCTAAATCTACAAATTCTTTTAGTTTTAATTCGTGTAGGTTAGGGTGGAAGCCATACTCTATACCGTCTATTTCAAAAACTAGGTTTAGTTCTTCGCTAGCTTTTGTCTGCAGCATTTTACTAAGTTCTTCTACTGCTTGATCTACTACGCTTTTCTTTGCTTTTTCTAATAGTAACTTAGGCGCACCTGTTAGCGTAGATACTAATACTAACTGCCTTTTAGCGTCGTCGTCGTCTTCGTTATATTGCGCCATATAATCCATAAAGTTACCTAGCTTTACTTCGTTAAAAGCGCTAGGTACGTAGTAAGATTGTTTGTTTATAACTATTTGCATACTATAAAATATAAAAATTAAAATTTGAGTATATTGCCGCACTTTATTAAGGCTTCTGCCTTACCCATATTTCATTGTTTTTGTAGAAGGGCGGTTTAATTACTGCCCTTTTTCTTTAGTGTACGTAGTATTTACCTTGCGGTTTTAACTCGTAAAACATACGCATAGCTAACGCGTCGCTAAAGTCGGGCGACCTACCTATAGCTACTTTAACTTGCTCTTTACTTATTAGCTGCAGCTTCGTGTCCTTGTCAAAATTCTTACGCCTTACCTGCTCTAGTTCTTGTATTATAAAGTTTTTGTGTGCTGTGTTATTATTGCGTATATATAGCTTGGACTTGTTTATAGCGTCTGCAAGCGTATAATAGCACTGCGTCTTTAGGTTTATATAGTTTTCGCCTTTGAGCGCCTTAGAATTGTTTACAAACGCCTTACAGCGTAATATATCAGTAACGCCACCACCTACGCCGTCGTCGTCTACTATTATGTTTTGTAACGGTACTTCGTAAGTTTGCTGCATATCGCGTATAGCGTCGGCTGCTTCTATTATACTATTCTTGTCTATTACTGTAAACTGTTCGGCTCGTAAACCGTTCCAATATATTATACAGGTTTTGTCTTTACCATAGCGCGCTATATCTGCGCTTATATACTTGTCGCCTGTAGGTACGTTGTCTATTTCAAAAGCTCCTAGTATAGCGTTATAGTTTATTAACTTGTCGTCGCTGTCGTCGTACTCCCAATTACCATACAATAAACGCTGCTTGCTTATTTCGTCTAGCTTTAGTAGCTGTTCTTTGTAGTGTTTAGATATATGCTTATTATCGTCTACTAGTGCCTGTATAAACTTCCTGTGTGTTGGTAGCCTGTCTTCTTTGTGTAGCTTGTAGAAGTCGCTATACACCCAATTCTTAGCAGGGTTACACGTCATAAGTAGCTTAGGTGTTAAGCTGTATTCGTCTAGCTTGTAACGAAGCCTACTGCTTACTATTTGTTTTGCCTTTTCAGTTACTTGGTTAGCTTCGTCTATAAAGCCTGCAGTAATTTCTAACGATCCTAAACTGTCAAAGTTTTTATCAGAAGGGTACAAAAATAAATCTTTTAGTATTATTTCGCTGCCATTGCTAAAGCGCAATATATTACTACTGCCGTTAAAAGTGTAATCTATGTTAGCTTTTAGTTCGAACTGCTTGCATACGTCAAAGAAAGTGTTAAGTGTAGTTTTCTTTAAGCTATCTAGTTTACTTCTGCCCATTAAGCAGCGTATACCGCTATAGCTAGTGCAAAGGTATATAAGCCAAACAGCGCCCAAGTAGGACTTACCGCCGCCTGCACTACCGCCGAATAAAACCTCAGTAGTTACCTTGTCGTTAAGATACCTTAGCGCTAGTCCTTGCTTCTTTGTTAGCTTAATCTTCGTCAATATCTATTTGTATATTTATAGGTCTAGCACCGCCGCTTAGTTCGTGTTCTTGACGTTCTACATATCCGCGCTTTTTACCTTTTGTCTTTAAGTAGAATACTGTAGCCTGTGTGCTACCCTTTTTAATTTGTTTATGTAGCTGACTTTCTGCAAAATCTATAGCTACGTCTTCTATACTTTTAACCGCAGCTTTATAATCTTCGTCTTCTTCTAGCCACCTGTAGTGCGTTACTCTATCTATACCTACTAGCTTCGCTGCCGTTGTTACTACGCCTAGCGACTGTTCTAGCGCTTCTAACATAGCTACTTTTTTGTTTACTGTTCTATCCTGCATAGGTGTTGCATTTTGTAATTATTTACCGCACAGTGCGCATACTACTTTTTCTTCTTTATCGTCGTTTGTAGCTGTGTCTTCGTGTGCTATTATATCGTCTTCGTTTTGCCATACGTCTAACCCCCAATCTTCAAGGTCTACGCTATCCCACTCGTTAGCTAGTATATCCCAATCCCAATCGCCAAAACTTAAATTGTCTTTTACTATAAATTCCTGCGCCTGCCTTTCGGTTAGGTCTTCTGCTTTTATTATAGGCACTTCTTTATAGCCTAGTTCTACAAGTGCTTTATAGCGCATATTACCGCCTAGCACTATATAGCTTTCGTTTACTATTATAGGGCGTAGCTGTAGCATTTCGGGAAAGTCCTGTATAGATTTTTTTAGCTTTTCGAATTTAGCCTTATTTACTATTCTAGGGTTTTCCTTGTTTGGATATATGCTACTAATAGGTACTACTTGTATTTTCATATACTAGGTTTACTTGCGTTTCTTTGTCTGCGTTTATCCTGTTAAGTTCAAAGTGCAAATGATCTATAGCCTTACGTATATCCTGTTCTTTAGGGTTGTTAGGTTTTTTACCTGCGCGTAGCAAGTAACTTATAGCCACCCCTAAATTATAGTTATCTGCTTGGAAATCTTCTACTACTTTGCTTGCTTCGTATTTATGTGTTTTGCCTATATAGTATTTAGGTGTTCCTTTTTTTATAGGTTGGGTAAGTGCCTTTTCCATAATAATTTTGTGTATATTCTACTACGTGTTTTATTCCTTTATATACCGCGTTTAAGCACGCGCTACAGTTTGTTGTCGTTCTATAGTTTTCTTTATATATTTCGTTATACAGCCTTATTATAAAGGCTTTATCTTCGTGTGTTTTACAGTTGCCGTTAGGGCAGTTTTCCCACGCTTGTAACACTTTGTCTAGTGTGTTTCTACATATTACTACGTTACCTTCGTTATCTTTTTCTAGCACCATATTACTACTATGTTTGTTATAGTTTTATCTTTTACCATTTTCCTTTAGGGCAGTTTTCGCTTTTCCAAGAAGCCTTAGTAGCAATAGGACAGCCGCAAACATTACAGCTATTATCGTCGTGGTCGTAAAAATTACAACGGCTACAAGTATGGACGCGATCATTATAAATAGTTTGCTCGGTCTTTTCGAAGTCATCTTTAGCGTGCTTATAACTTGCTTTCAGGAGGTTGTAAGCCTTTACCATTAAGTTGGGTTTGTTCATTTCTTTGCAGTTTGATTATTCCAAAAGGCTCGTATTCGTCGTGTAGTATTATATCAATATCTACAAATTCAAAATTATCTAACGTAGCCCTGTATTCTAGTTCGCCTTCTTCGTTGTAAAACTCTATACAAGGTATATCGTAATCTATAAGCCTTGCTAGTTCTTTATATATCATTTCTTACCTCTTTTAGCCTACGACGCACGTAACGCTTTACGCCTTTTATCGTAGTATATATAGACATACGGCTTATTTTTGTGTGTTGGCTAAGTGTGCTATATGTATATTTTTTGTCTTTATGCTTACCAAGCACATACAGCTTAAATAGTTCGCGCTCGTACCAATATAATTCTGCTAGTATATTGTGTATTAAGTCGCTGTCTTCTATATCCGTATTAAAATATAAGTTTATAGCGTCTTGTTTTTTACTTATACCTAGCCTGCCGTTTGTATATTCTATACGTTCTACAGGTTTCCTATATTTATAATGGTACTTGCTAGTTTTACTGTAGTAGTTATTTTTGCATAACCTTATAAAGTAGTATTTTATCTGCTTGTCTTCTATAAGTTGCTGTAGCTTTTCGCTTGGTAGTTCTAGCAAGTATAAAAAAACTTCCTGTGTTAGGTCGTCTAGATCGTCGGCAGGTATGAAATTAGCCGCTACTTCTTTTAGTTCTATTGCTAGCTTGTTAGAAAGCATAGCCTATTATACAAAAAAACAGCACGTACGCAAGTGCTGTTAATAAATACTTATAAACAAAGTTACTAGCCTGCTATAGCTTTTAGTTTTTCTTTGTATAGGTCTATTAAGTATTCTAAATCTGCTTTACTAAATTTAACGCTTTTATGCGATAACTGTACTAGTTCTTCTACAGCTTCTACGCCGTATTCTGCTTCTAGCTGTTTGCCGTATTGCCACTTTTCGCCTTCGTTCCATATATTACAGCGTTGGCATTGTGGCTTACAATTAGCTATTGTTTCTTCGTGTAGCCACCTTGTACTAGTATGCTTGCGGCTCTGAAAGTGTCCGTTTTGCATTTCCTTAACAGGCTTTCTTACGTGGCACGTATAGCACTGTACTATACCGTTAGCGTCTGCATAGTACCAACGTATATACTTGCTAAATACCGCGTCTAGTTCTTTTTTAAGTTTTGCGTGCGTTTTAGCTTTTTTTGCCACTGCTTATTTTTTTTATCTATTCTATGCTGAAAGTATAGGGTAAGCCCTGTATACATTATAGCTAGTATTAAAAATATTTGTAAAACTATCACTAGTGTTCGTCTAAATAAGTTCGTATTTCTGCGCGTATTCCTTCTTCGTATTTTGGCACTAGCATACTTTCTAGTTCTTGCGCTTCTACTTTTTGGTTATTTTTCTTTAATAAGTAAAGATCGTAGTACGCCATAGCTTCGCTTAGTAGTGCTTTAAGGTTGTCGCTGTCGTAATCTACTGTGCTATCGTTTATATGCTTTACAATAACTTTTAGTATTTTTACTGTTTCCGTTTTTAGTTGTCCTTTCTTCATTTTTTTAATTTTTTATATTTGTAAATTAAATAGCTAGCTATAGGCGTGCCTGCTAGTAAAGTTAGTAAGCTAGGGTGCGGCTCGCCGCATAGTCCTGTAGCGTGTTTTAAAAATTCTATCATTTTATTTGCTTGCCTTTGTTTATAGTATTGCCTATTCGCTTTACGTTAGCTTCGTGCTGTTGATAGTCAGTTATTAAGCCTTGCTGTCTTTTTAGCTGTGCCTGTTGCTTGTATTCCTTAAGCCATATATTAAAGTTTCGCACGTTTACAAAAGCGCCGTTATCGCTGTGTCTTACGCCCTGTTCAAAAGCAAAGGCTACTTCTTGCATAGTTAAACGGCTGTAGCTGTTTATTAAGTCGTCGTATAATAGCTGCGACATTATTACTACTTGTTGAGTGTCAGGCTTTTGCCCTAGCATTAAGTAGCACTTGCTAACAAGGTCTACGCAGTCAGTTTTTAACTGTTTTTGATCGTTGTTAAACCTATACCATATTTGCTTTTTCTTATCCATTGTTAACTATGTTTCTAGCTTCCTGCCAAGTGTCTAGTATATTGCTTTTTTGTGTTTTGCTGTATTGCTTTTGTCGCTTTTGCCAAGTTTTTAAACGCCTTGCTATATCAAAAGTTTTTTCTAATTCATAGCGTAGCTTCGTTTTGCTCCTGTTTGGCTCAGTCCAATAATCTATAAATTCCGCCTGCATTTCTTGGCTGTAGCTGTGTATATATACTTCGTCGCTAAAACGCTTGTATACTGCTTCTAAGTCGCGTTTCTTACGCTTTTCGTTTAGTTGGTAGGACTTATACTTTATAACAGTTACTAAGCTGTTTTTGCTATTACTATCTATTTGTATATAACCTTGCTTCTTTAAAACTTGCATACGTTTATAAACTGTGCTAGGCTTTAAGCGTAGTTCTTCGGCTGCGCTTACGCGTCCTGTTACAAACTGCCCTATATCTATTTTTCGACCGTAAACTATGTTAGGCGTAGTGTTCGCTTTTAAAATACACCATACAAAAACCTTTAATAGTTCTGCGTCAGCAAATACGCCGTTATCTAAAATTTTGCGGTGTAGCGTTATATATCCTTGCATTGAAAATTTAGTTTTGTATCCCGTTGTTTTGGATCTTCAAAGTTATAAATTTCTTTTTTACGCATTTCTTTACGCCACCTGTCCTGTACAAAACGCTGCTTATAGTCGTACTTGTCGCCGCGTAGGTGTTCGTTTTCCTGTTGTAGCTTACAGCGTATACGTTTAATGTTATTTGCTGCAGATAGTTTACCGTCTGCTATAAGTTTTAATAAATCTACTGCTGACATTTCTTCTAAACTAACATAGCCTAGTGCTTTAATTTCTACACTCCATACGTTAGCCTGTAAGCGGTTGTCGTTATCGCGTAGGCTTCTGCTACGCTGTAATAGGTCTAAAATTATTTCTTTTGTTTTCATTGATTTCTATTGCTTTTAGCACTTCTACTTTACGTTCTAACAAAGTTTCTACGCTTCTATCTATTTCGTCTAGTATTTCTAAACGCTGCAGCTTAGATAACATACTAACGTCCTTTGCGCGTTTTGTATATTCTTCGTTAGCATACCTATATAGCTGTATATATTCGGGGTACATTTTAGGATATTCTAAGTAGTGTTCGTGCTTCTTACGGTAGTGGTAGTAGTTAGTACGGTGTTGCTTATAATACCTTGCTAGTATAGCAGGTGTTAAGCCGTTATCTAAAAGTATGTTACAAACTACCATACGCCCTAGTACTTGGTCTTGTTTTCTTTGTTTTACTACTATGTTATCTAGTTGTAACTTTTCTTCTACTATGCTGTTAAGCCTAGTTATTTCGCGTTCTAAATTCATATAACTGCTTCTTTACAATGTTTGCACCTGCCGTAATCTTTTATAATATCTGCACCGCAGCAAGGGCTGTATATTTCGTCGTATTCTCTTAAAAAATCTTTTCTTGTAAAAGTTTCGTAGATCGTATACTCAAAGTTAAGATAGTCGTAACCTACGTAAGTGTCTTTGTCTTTTAAATACAAGTCCATTTTTTTCTCGCCTAGTTGTACGTCGTGTAGATTAAACCCTAACGCTTCTACGTTAGCTATAATATCTTTTTCAGTATATGCAAAGTTGTCTACTGTATTGTTTTCCCTGTAGTCGCTATCGCAATAGCCTATATCGCTTCCTGCCCTCATAACTAAAAAGGCATTTCTTGTGGTGCAGTCGTAGGCTTCTTGTCTTCTAAAACCCAAGTAGTAAACATATCCGCTAGTTCTATTACTCTAGCTTCGTCGCCACCGTTAGCTATTACAAAATCAGTAGCGCACTTTAAGCTACTTTGTTTTACTATGTAGTGTTGTACTTTGTCGCTTTTAGGCGCTGCGCTAAAGCCGCCTTGTTGGAAATTGTTTACAGGTTTTATTTTATTGCCGTATTGCCCTGCCTCTAAAGTGTATTCAGTTTCTTGACCTACTACAAACTTATTTTGGTTTGCCGACTTGCTGCTATATTCGCCGCTATCGCCATTTTCAAAGGCTACTTCATATTTATACATTAAGCCATACTTTCCGTTCCATGTTCCATCCGCTTGCGCGCTAGTTACTTTACTAGTTTTTACCATTGTTATATAGTTGTTATAATTCCTAGCAAGTTACAAAGGTGTGCTAGAATACCACCTATAGCCAAGCCTACAATAGCTACGACTGTGTTAGTTTTGGTTTCGTTACTCATTTTCTTTCAGTTGTTGTAGCATTATTTCAGAAGTTACAAATGCTAGTTCTATAATCGCCATATGGTAGGCGTGCGCCCTGTCGTAGTTTCCTTCTTCTATAGCTTCTATTTCGTGCGCCTTAATACGCGCTTTAGCTGCGTCTAGCACCTTTTCTACGTTACGCATATATACGTACGTTTCTTTTGTTTTAGCTACGCTAAAAATTTCTTTAATTTCTTTAAAATGGTTTTTCATTATTCAGTGTTTTTGTTTCAGCAAACATATAAACTATTTTTTAATTATTCACAATAATTCACAAATAAATTTACTTTACTAGATATAACTACTACTTAAATAATACTAATATATTCTCT